GATTTTTTAAATTAGGTGCAGCCATGTTTTTATCTCCGTAGTTATATTTAGAATATCATTCCCATCATTACTGAACTGGGTCCGTCAGATCCTCCTCCACCAGAGGCAGTAACAGTTGCAATACCTCCACTAGCAGCTGCCGTTACATTAGTGCTGAAGTTAATGGCAGTAATTCCTGTTCCAACAGAAGTTCCGTTATTTTTAACTTCGACACCAGAAATAACTCCAGTCAAATTAGCACCAGAACCATAAAAAGATGTTGCTGTAACCGAATTAATTCCAGATATATTGGTGGAATTATCTCCGACTATATTTCCGTTTGCAGTTACATCACCAGTAAAAGTAGAATCTCCATCAACACTAAAATCAGTGCCATTAAGGAGCATTAGTTCGGTGCTCTTGAATCTTGCACTAATAGTTTGAGATCCAGCCTTGATATGAGCAATCTCAATTATACCATCTTCAGTACCATTACTTGCATCTGATATCTTACCAGTAATCTTAGCATAATTTCTTTCTACACCAGTATCACTCTCTCCAGCAAACTTAATCTGTCCCAAATAATCAGCATCCGCTGGTGATGCACTATTTCTAAAGAGTTTAAATTCTGGTCCAGCAGAACTTCCAGAATCAGTGTTTGTTAATGTGAGGTCTGAATTGATGCCAACTGAACTTGAAAATGTAGAAACACCAGAAACAACCAGAGAATCGGATACTATGTTAGCAGTTGTAATGCCACTTTCACCACTACCACTAACAGCTACATTAAATTTTTGAAATTCAACAACATCTCCATCACTGATAAATGGAGTCATAGTAACGGTCGATCCATCAGAAGCCGTAAAGTCAACTCCACTTCTCTGTTTGACCCCGTTTAAGAATACATCAATAAGACCAACAGTATATCCACCAGTAATTGTAAAGTCAGTTGTTACTCCAGAAGATGTCTCCGTTTGTCTGGTAATCGTTGAAGTTGGAATATCAACAGTAACAGTTGTTCCAGAACCAACAACTGTTACTCCAGCACCAGTAAAGTTAATATCAGTAAATCCAGTTCCAACACGGACTGAACCAGATTGAATTCCAACACCAGAAATAATATTACTTAATTGACTGCCGTCACCAACAAAACTAGTTGCTGTAACTACTCCACTTACATCTAAAGAACTAGCTGTTGCAATACCTAAAGAAGATGTGTGCTCAATAACTGTGGTTGCATATTCAATTCCTCTTCCAGAACCTGGGTATGCTCTACCAGTATCATCATAACCCTCTCTTGAATAAGTTACAAGAGTTGCAAAAGTTACTGGATTTACTAATTGCCCATTACTAGGAGAGGAGAAATTAGATCCATTACTAACAACAACAGACCAAAATCCATCAATTAGATTGTAGATGATCATTTTTGAGTTATCACTCTCATGTAAGAAGTAATAATAATCACTTACACTCTGGAATCTAGCACTACCAGAGGCAGTGGGAGCAGATGACAATACAAAATAATTACTTTGTCTAATGTATGTTCCATTAACTAATGAACTATAACCTTTTAAAGTTAATCTTGAATAGTCAACAGAAAACTTTCCACTTTGTGTAAGAAGTGGGGCAAGTGATAATGATGCACCAGATCCAACAACAATTTCATCAATACCAGTGACTTCTTTGGTATTTGGATTTAAAGTAATAGATCCAGTACCAATAGTAAGAATACCAGTAATTCTTGCATCACCATTTACAAGTAAAGCAGTAGTTGCTGTTCCTGTGTTAACTTCAAGACCATCTCTAAATGTAGAGAACCCAAGTGAGTCAACATGTTTTACTTCTTCATAAGTGATGGTGCCACCAACTGTGATGTTTCCATCCACAAATTGATCACCTTGTACATATAAAGCGAAATTACTTCTTGCTGTGGTTGCAATACCAACGTTCTTGGTAGTATGGATACCAGCAGAAGTTACTGCCCAAGTACCTGCAGCACCTACAGAACCACCACTACCTAGTGCAGTGCTTGCAATACCAACCCATTTTGAAGTGGTGGAATTATAAATTAGTAGTTGATTATTGATACCCTCAAAAGTAACATCATCAAGGTCTTTGATGAATCCTGCTCCACCACCACCCATGGTGGATAGTTGAGTTTGAATTCTACTTATAAACAACCTGTAGTGTTTTGACAGGTCATCAAGAGTGGCAAATTTTTGGTCAAGAGGTGTCAGTGGGTCAGTTTGTCCACCAGCAGTCTCTTTTTCATTAGGTGGTTCATTAAGCAGACCTTCACTTAGATCAATCTGTGTTTTTTTAATTTCTGAAGATATTTTTTTAACATCTTCAAGACAATTTTTTACACTTACTTTGACAAATCTTACATCTTGCTTTAGTGTCTTGATGTCATCATCATAATATTTGACTTCTGGAAGAGAATTAAACTTTTGCTCTACTTCTTCTCTAAAATCAGTGTAGAAAGAGATGATTTTTTCATCTGTCTTGATACTTTCTTTCTCAATAGACTTAATTTGTTCTTTTAATGTCTGTTTGAGTTTATTTTGTTCACTTAATATTGCTTTTTTTAGTTTTCTATCATCATCCTTAAATTCTTTGTGATGATCGTAAACTCTGAGGGTCATTTCCCTCAGTTCTTTGTAGATTTTGTCTTTTGTTTCAGTTAATCTATTGTTTGTTGTGTCTAAATTCTCTGAAAGAGTCTTTGAATCTACTCTTTGCTCAAAATCCTTGGTCTCAATGACTTCATTTAATTCAGAAACCCTTGAACTAATGGTTTCTTTTATGAAATCAAGATGACTTTGGACTTTTTTGAAGTCATCATCAATAACACCAAAGGTTTTTCCAATCCAAGAGAAGTCTGGAACCTCATTTACCTCATTGACCCACTTTGGAAAGGTGGGAATGTTGTTATTTACCTCTTCAATCCTTGATTTAAGGACATCAAGGTCATTTTCATAGTATTTTACTTCAGGAAGAGACTCAATTTCTTCCTTAATTCTAGAAATTTTACCATAAATTAACTCAATATCACCCTCATAGTACCTAACATCAGGAACTTCAGGGATTTTTTGCTCAATTTCAGATAATTTTACCTCAAATTGTTCATTTTTTGCCTTAAGATCATAAATTTTGTCACTTTTAAGGTCATACTGTGAGAAATTTTCTTGAATTTCTGCAATTTTTTCACTTATTTCACCAATTTCTTCATCATATGACTTAATTTCAGGTATTTCAGGTATATCCTTCCTTACATCATTGACTAATTTAACCAGTTCTTGCCACTCTGGTGCTTTTATGACGTCAATAACCTCTGCAAATGTGTTTCCATTTGCATCTTCAATGGTTTCCTCTTCAATATGGGTCTTATATTCTTCTACTGATGGTAATTCTTTTTCTTCTTCAATAAAATCCTTATAAGAGGGCAGTTCACTATCCTCTAGATAATCATTTATTGACGGCAAGTCTTCTTTATTAGACATTCTATTAGTAAAAATACTTTGGGATTTCTCTCCCTGATGTATTATTTATCAGGATTATTATTCTTCAATAATTTCTGCAATTCTGCAGTAGAACCAACAAATAAAGCATTGTTGACTGTAGTTGGACCTTTACTAACTTTTTCTTCTTCCACATCTTTCAACTTCTGCTGCAAGGTCATTAGTTTATCAGTAGCATCAGCAACATTCTTAATTAACTGACCAGCAACCTCATATGCCCTTGGCATTTCACTCTCCTGAGCAAGTTCTAAGATACCATTGATTGCTTCCTGACCTTTTTCAATAATAGAGTATAAATTTCCTCTTGTATATTCATAATCTTTTTCTACATCACCTTTTGTAAGATGTGTAGGTTTTTCTTTAGAAGGAGTTACATCAATGATATTATCTTCAGTCATCAGAAGGTGCTCCCATCAAATCCAAAGTTATCTCCAATATCAATGAAGTTAGCATCTGCTGCTTCAATACCAAATACAGATGATCCAAGAACATGATTTGAAGCGGTGGTTTTATCTTGTCCTCTCTTAACAGTAATCTTATTACCATCAACCTTTTCAACAAACATCTCCTCATCACCAACTGTGACATATTCTTTCACAGTTATTGCTGAACCATTTGCCACTGTAATTACAGTTTCTGTAGTATCAACATCCTCAGCAATCTCAGTTAATATATTTCCATTATAATCTTTGGTTGCTCTAGGAACAACTCTGTAAGTAACATCTCTTTCATATGCTGTACCACTCTTAGATCTGTTTCCAGAAATATATCCAACCTGAACTTTCTTAATAACATCATTAGAAACATCAGTGATAGGACCATAAAGATTAGTTTTAGCAGAGAATCTTATAGTATATACAAGTGCTCTTCTTGTATCAAAGTTGCCTTCATAATCATCCTCCATTGAAATGCTTTCAATTTGGACAGGAACGTTTACAACTTCTCTTAAATCACCAAGAAGTTTAATAGGAAGTGTATATGAAGGTTGGAAGTAAGGTAAAATCTGTTCAGTAATTTGAAGCATATCATCATTTAACTTTGTCATGATTGACAGTTCAAATCCCATGTTATATGGCACAGGCATAAAAACTTTTTTTACCTTAGATCCACTATCAGTTACAGGATGAAATGCTTGTGTTTGAGTTGCTTTTCTACCAGGATCATATTGAAGATCAGTAAACTCAAATGACATTCTGGGAAGAGTCATTTGAACTGGTTTATTCAGATCCTCCTGCTGCTCCAATCTTGCCAGGAACTTTTGTGTAGGTCCATAAGCAAGGGGAACTTTGATGACACTATAAGTATCATCATTTGCATCTTTCTTATGAATTTCAATTCCATTAAAGAGAGATCCAAATCCAATGATTACAGATCTAAAGATCTCATTATAGAAATGCTCAAACATGGTATCACTACTGTTACAATACTATTTAACAACTTTTTTTATTAAGGCATTCCAAATGGATTGGTCTTAGTGAAGTCAATTATATCATCTGCTTGAATTTCAATATTGTCATTATCAGCAAATGGATCAACAGTATCATTTTTGTCTTGTGACTTCATTGAGTGTCTAGCGCCAGATTCTGAACCAATTACTACTTCACCTGGCATAAAGGTGCCACTTACAATAGATACCTCAAGAACATTGTTGACAGCATCATAAGACTTGACTCTTGCAGTTGTTCCAGAACTTTCACCAGTTACAGTTTCATTGAATATGAATGAACCAGTGCTTGAAGTGCTTGTTGTTCCAATTGTGATAGTTGGTGTTAATACATATTGACTACCACTGTTTCCAATAACTATGCTTGTAACAATACCAGCAGCACTTGTAAGTGCAAGTCCAACTGCTCTTACAACACCTGGTTGAACAACATGATAGTTTTTGTATTTCCAATCATTAGATATTGTTACTACTGGTGGAGTCAAATAACCACCTCCACCATATGTAACTCCAATACCTGTAACAATACCACATTTATCAACACCAAACTCAAATACTGAGGTTGCAATACCAACATTAGTAGCAGAGGCAGATATAGTTAGTGATCCAATTCCAATAGAAGAAACAAAAGTATTTGCAGGTATAAAATTATAATAATCACTATGTCCAGTGCCAAGTCTCACCCTATCTCCAATAAAAATATTAGTTGTGTTAACACCTGCAATAACACTAGCACCAATGCCAAGTGTTCCTGTGGTGGAAATTGAATTAAATCTAATGGTTGTAAATCCAAGTGCTCTAAATTGTTCATTTGCACCACTAGGACCACCAATGGTTACAGTTGGAGCAGAAATATATCCATATCCACTATTTCCAATACTAATGGAACTTACAGTTCCTGCAACAGAAACAGTGACAGATGCTGTTGCTTGAATAGGTGCTGGACTTCCACTGAAAGATATTGTGGGAGCAACAGTATATCCTGCACCAATTGTTGCACTTGTTCCCACTGCCCAAGGGTCATCATTATTAAAGGAAACTGCAGTGACTATACCAGTGATAGGATGTATTGTAGCAATACCAACAGCAGTAACTGTTGGAGCATCCATAGTTCCAGATGTAGTGATTGCAACAGTAGGTGCAGTTCTATATGCTCTACCAGTAGTGCTAAAGGCAATAGAACCTGGATTTATAGATGTTCCAGTAATTCCTATGGTTGCAGAAGCAACACTTGTTCCTGGATGGGTAAGTGTAACTCCTGGGACACTAGTATAGAATTTGCCTCCAGTTGTCAATCCAAGAGTTTCTACTGTTCCTCCAGTTTCTGCAATGCTATCAAGAGTTGCTGTTGCCTGAGCATTATTTCCACTTCCTGTTGGTAGATCAAATATAACTGGTGGTGCCTCCTTGTAAAATGCTCCACCAGGCACTCCAAATGGGAAAAGATAAGTTGCTACACCAGCAACAACACTAGCAGAAATAACACTCACTCCACCACCAACTATAGGAGAATCTAAAGTCGCTGTCCCTAATGCTCCTACATGTCTTGGGGTTGATATGCCAACAGAAGGACTTTGTGTATAACCACCACCACCTGATGTAATGACAATTGGTTTAATTCCTCCAACAGTTTCAATACCCACAACCTCAGCAGTGGCACCACTACCACCTCCTCCTGTGATTGTTACTGTTGGTTTTACAGTATATCCACAACCAGGATTTGACAGGTAAATTTCCTTTACTGATCCTCCTTTTGTTCCATTACATCCAACATAATCATAAGAAAGAATTGCCACTGCCTTAGCATCTATGCCACCTGCAGGAGCAGATGAAATTGCAACTATTGGTTCTGATGTATAACCAGCACCCATGTTTGTTACTGTAATTGCCTCAAGACCAGTTGTACCACCAACTGTGCCAGAACAAATACCAGATACAACTGCTGTGGCATTTGATGAAACACCAATCAGTTGAAGTTTCTGGATATATCCAATTTGTTCAATCTCATCATCAATTGTCTCTACACCAGTATCAAGAACCTCATCCTCATATCTGTAGAGTTGACACTTCAGAGTGTACACATAGTTCTTCTGAAGTTGATAGAATGGTTGCTCATGTTCAACATAATTAATCTCAAATAACCTGTCACCCAGTGGGAAGTAAATTAAATCACCTTCCTTTGGTCTAGTTGCCAGTTCAATATTTGGCACATCTTTGATAAGAGGTGTGACATAATTTTCATATCTTTCTCTTGATACAACTAATGTCAAGTCATCTTGTTCCTCAATACCAAACTTTGACAGAAGTGTTCCTTGACCACCATATCCTTCATAACTATCAAGATATGCTTCAATAGGATATGCATTGTCAAACTCAGATTGAATAACTTCTCTTATGACAGTGTTTTTCTTGACATACCTTCTTGGAATGTAATAGATCTCAATCCCATACATCTGCAACTGTTCGTTGACCAGACTTTGTATGAGATTCTGCTCTTGCTTAGAGTTGTTTAGAAAATATGGATTGAGCATAACATCAACCTATCATATCCATTGGTGGTAACTCATACTTACTTAGCATTTCAACCTTAATTTCATCAAGTTCTCTTTGACCATCATCAAAGAGTTGCCTTCCATTGAATTCAATGCCTCCAGGTAGTTTTACACCAGTGAATTTGATAAGGTTTTGACCCCATTGTCTCTTGATAAGAGAAGTTAAATATCTCTTCAGGAATGGATCATTATACACTCTTGTATAGTCATTGGGATTCAATGCTCTATAGCATTCAAGAATAATAAACTCATCTTCCTTCAAATTATCCCAATCAACATCAAGATACATTCTATCTTGTCTAATATTAAATCTAATTCTCTTATGAGTATTAAGGAGATAATCCATTGTCTCCAGATAACTCATTGACATTTGATACGATAGCAGGTCAGTGCTTCCAAAATAGTAAATGTCATTCAAGAACAATTGGTACTTGAAACTGAACATATTGGAACTACTTGCTGCCTGAGCATCATCATATTTAAATATTTTTTCAATACCAACTACTTGAGGAGGAATTTCTATATAATTGCTATTCTCATAAAAGGCAAAGTTTGTAGAATCACCACCAACTGTGGTGTTTACTGTAGTTGATGTAATACCAGTTTGTGTGGTAGCACTCTTTGCTCCAGGAGGTCTTGCTTTACCTCTCTCAACATCTTTTTCAGTAATTTGATATTTTAAAAATGTCTTTTCAACACCATCATAATGCCTTTCTTGAAAATGTTGAATGGCATCATCCATTAAGTCTTGAAGTTGTTCTTCAGCGACATTAATTTCTAAGACAGGGGCACCTAACTGTCTTAAGCAATAATCTATAAGTTCTTGTCTTGAAGAAGGTTGTGCCATTATACACTATATCCTTTTTTATATTTAGGAGACTGGGAGACCCCCCTCTACTACTACATTTCCAGACACCATCTTATAAACTGTAGATGCTGAACTAACAACATTAATATCATAATAATATCTTCCTGGTTTCAAATCTTTTGTTATAGTATCTGTAAGTGAAATATTAAATTCACCACCAGCAGCACTGGTTATGCCTGCAGTGAATCCTTGAATACCACCAGTTGATGATCCAATGGAAACACTTTTTTTCATCTTTGCATGGATTGCATAACCAGATAAATCAAAAGCAGACTTGTTTTCTTTATTGACTTTAAATGTGGATCTAAAGTCAGCACCCTCTAATATTGTAAGGTTTACACCATACGCAGCATTAGAATTTGGATTAAAGGTGATAGTGTTGTTAGCCATTGATTACTGCTTTTAACATTGATTTGATTTCATCTAGATCACCTTTCAAATCATCAACTTTTCTTTCAAGGGAGTCAACTCTTTCTGTATTAGATTTAAGTCTCTCCCTATTTTTTATGTATGATTCAAATTCATTTCTATTTGTATTGATGATAGCATTATTTTTGCCATCTCTGGACAAATTTTTATTGCCCTCAACAGGAATGTAACTCATGCCAATGCAATTGCTCTAAGATTTCTAAATTGTGGAACAACTGCCTGGTTTGTAGATGTTCCAATCAGTTTAAGTCTAAATGACTTAAATGGAGGAAGATTATCCATAGTAAATTTATATTCAGTAAAGTCATTAATAGCAGGAGTTGGAGTCAACTTGTCATTTTTCTCCTTTCTTTCATCAGCTGTGCCATCTGAAGCAGCTTCATTTATAACTTGACCATATGGATCAATATTGTTTGTACCAGGGAAAGGTTTAAATTTGGTCTCATTTGCACTTACATCTTGATCAAGTGCATAGAAAATTCTCACATCACTTGTGTTGGCAATATAAGCATCAATAAACACTTTTAATGATGTTGCAGGATTTTCAAGAGTAATATTTTTAGTAACATAGATCATACTGTTAGGATCACTTGGGATACTAACAACTCTTGGATCTTCAGCAAAGTTAGTAATTGGACCATCAACTCTGTTAGAAACAAAAATAACAGATGAATGATTAAGATCAATCATTGGTGAAATTCTTCTATCATATGTTAAAAGATCAAGATTGAGGGTAAATGACTTATTGCCAGGAAGTGTGGCACTAGTAGAAAGAACTTCAGTTTCATTAATATTAGATGCAACCATTCTCTGAGATTCAAAATAGTTCTTTTTATTGAACTGAATATCTTGGAAACCTTGATCAAGGAAAGCAACCTCATTTCCAGAGACAGAGGTCTCAGAAATTGTTCTTGCAGAAGCAAGAATATATGCACCTTCAGGTGAAGTTGATGTAATATCAGGAATAATAAGTGAATAAGGAATGTTGTATGATCCTTTTGCAGTATTTACGTTTGTAGTTCCGTCTGTAACATAATTTGTCTTAGGAATAAATGTACCACCAGCACCAGTTCTATTGGTTCCATTTTGTGTCATATCAATCTTAACATGATAAGAATCCATTGCTAAGGGTTCATTTATAGTTACTTCACTAAGATTGTGAATTCTATTGATTCTTCTGAGTGATACACCATTAAATTGATACTTAGTAACTAAATCATTTACAGTATGACTTGCAGCAATACCCTCTGCTGCTCTACCAATACCAGTCAATGTTCCAGTAACACCTGAACCAGATGTTACACCTTCATATTTAAGAATCTCATCTCCAATTTGAATATATCCTGGATTGGTGTTTGAAACACCAACATTTTCAAATGTCTCAAACCCATTAGTATTTGCAATTGAGATATTTGAAGTTGTATTTCTAGTGATATTTGTTAAAAGACTTGTGGGTTTGCTTGTTCCTCTAACACCTCTAATTTGTACTCTGTTAGTATCATCATACATGCCATGATTTCTTTGGTTAATCTTAAGATGTAAACCATCACTGATAACTACAGTACTTGTTGGTACAACAGATCCAAATGCACCAGCATTAATTGACAATCTTGTTCCAGCAGTTGATTCATACTCAAGGTAATCAAGAGCATTTGTGCTGAAATCACCTTGAACATTTTTAAGGAGTAATGAATTGAAAGCAGTGAGAACACCAACTGTAAATTCAGCACCAGCACCGAGACCTTTTGTTCCTACAGTAAGAGGTTTAAGAACATCACCAACAACATAATTACTACCACCACTTCTAACTGTTGCTGCTATTGCCACACCATCAAGAATTGTAATATCTGCAGTAGCATCAGTTCCTCTTCCAGTTACTGCTGTCAATCCAACACCGCTGAATGTGAATGATCCAGAAGATGGTGTAAATCCAATACCAGTAGAAGTAACACTCATAGTGCCAGTAACAATACCAGCAAATTGTTTTATAAAACCAGATGCTCCAGTATTTCTTTGAATGATCTTATTGCCCACAACAAGAGGATTGGAATCTCCTTCTTGATTGACAGTTGTTCCAATACCAACACTGATTTGTCTTGATTCAGCAACAATAGCACCAGGTGGAATTGCTTCATTCTTATCATCAAGTTCTGGATTATAGAACTGAACATTTCCAGAACCTACAAAGTCACCTCTATGAAGAACAAACTTCATATCCTCATATTGACTTGGTGTCCAAACTTTTGCATTCTGTGATTTAAACAGAGAACCAAGGAGAGGTTGCTCAGTGACCAACACTCTACCAGACTCTGTTGCAAGAGTTGTTACATCTGCTTCGCCAAGTCTTGAAATCCAAAGGTTGTAGGTTGTAACACTTGACATGACAACCAAAGCATAATCAGCACCAGGTCTGAGAAATACAGGTGATTCAAATCTAAATTCTGTTGATACTGTACCATCATCAGAAACATTTACATCATCAGGATCTAAAGTTACCTCAGAATATCCAAGGATATTCTTATTGGGAGTGCCCATTGTTGTCTCCCTAATTTGAACAGTAACAGGGAGAGTTTCATCTTTTGTTTGGAAGAACAAATCAACCTTGGTTGCATAGATTCCAGTCTTAGAATCAATTTTAAAAGTTTGTGCAAGAGGGTCACCTCTTCTGGGAGGTGCTGGTGGTGGAGGTGGAGGAGGTGTGGGTCTAAGAGTTCTGCTGTTAATGATGTCAAAGTTTACATCAGACTCAACAGTTTGTGTCTCTGCCTCTACCTCTACTGTAGTTACCCTTGCGTTTCTAAGTGAGAGTGTTACCTCTTCAGTTGTATCAATATCACCTTGTGAGTAGAAGATTTCCTCTGCTGCAGTGGTAGTTGTTCCCTCAATAGTACTATTGATAGCACTACTTGAAAGTTTAAATACGTTTCTTCCAGTATTAAATGTTTGGTTTGAAACATCTCCTTCACCTGGAACATTGAAGCAACCAATTAAAGTACCAACTCTATCAGTAATAAGATTTACATTAGTTACAGTTGCTTCAGCACCACTTGTCTGACCTCTAAGAACCATAGTGGTGGTAATATGACCTCTAAGAGTTGGATTTTCTTCTGATGCCAGACTTGCAGTATCAATGTTGATAATTGTGCTCTCAGCTGAGTAAACTGAAGGAATAGCATTACTTCTCAGATAAGGATTACTGTCATAGAAATCAGAAGGATTATTAAATGGTCCATATTTGTGATTAGCAGTAGCAACTCTGAATCTAATTGATGGAGAATCTACAGCACCAAGTCCTTCTCCATTTGATCCTGGAACAGTTCCAACAACTTCTTCACCAACCTGGAATATACCAGAGTTCATAGAAATTTGAACTAATTTGGGAGTACATCTTGTGGTTACATTAACATTGTCAAAGAATGAGAATACTTGAGTATTTGGTTTCATTCTAGTTGCTGTAAACTCAATATTTCTCTCCCTCATAAAGTTGGAGATAGATCTGTTTACAATTCTAGATCCAAGTGATGCTGCCTCTGTAAGAACTTCATTGACAGTCTGCTGAACACCTGTTCTATTTTGCTCAATATTGATTGATCCATCAATAGTTGTAGTATTGATGGTTGAAAGATTAGAATTGAATCCACCAAGTCCTAAATCTCCTGTAGATCTTCCAGTTCTTCTTGATGCAGCATCAAATGTTTCAGTTTGATTTGTTCCAGAGAGATCAAGATTAATTCCTGTAGTCTCCCAAGAATTCCATAGTGTTGGTGCTACACCAGTTCTAAGACCATCATCACCATCTGTTACTTCTGCCTGAAGTGCTTGAGCAACAGATTCAAAGTTACCTTCAATAATTACATCATTAGTTTCTGGAGGAAGTGTGCTTACCCACACATCAGTTGTGGGATTCAAAGCAATACTTCCTTGATAGAAATCAACCAAGAAAGGGGTTACATTTACAACTCTAGTAGCATAAGGTTGTGAGATCTCAGCAAGTTCAGTATATCTCAAACTAATTACATTTCCTGTTCTCTGAACATTCTGACCTGAGAGTGATGTAAATCTTGCATCAGTATCTGGTGTTGTGATAGTTCCAATTCCAGGAATTGCAGAACTTCCAACTTGTAGATTAACAGCAGTTGCATAATGTGCAGGTCTCAATACTTTTTCAACTGGATCAATACTATTTCTTATACCAATACTTACATCTTGAGGTGTGAAAGATGAGAAGTTATCAATGAAAATACCAGATTTAAACCTATTCAGACCATTTGCATCTGAAACAAATGTATTGAGGGTGTTTTGCTCAAGAAGATTTAATGAAGTATAATACTCAAGATTCTTAATTCTCTTCTCAAGTTTTGCGATATCATTCATCTGATATCTCTTGTGTTCAACAAATTTAATCCTTGAATCTTTTACAGAATAAAGATAAGGTGGGTTAAACACATTGGCAATGTTAAGAGCACCAGGAAGAACATCAGGAAGCTCTGGTCTGTCTGAAGGAGCACCAAGAGTAACTTGGATATCTCCATTTCTTGTTAGATATAATCTATCTGCTCTTCCAAGATAGTAGTCATAAGCAAAGAGAGATGATTCATCACTTGCAAAAACGTGCTTACTGCTGTGGTTATTATTATCAAATGATCTACCATCAAATTCAAATGGTGAACTTGCTCCAGCAGTTAAATTATAATCAGAAACTCTTGGTCTTAAATCAATAATATCAGTGTTTCTGAAACCATTTGTCAATTGTACTTCTGTTGAATAGTTACAATTTTGATATGAGTTTGCAGTTGTAATGTCTCCAACATCACTAGGATCAAAATCAAGGTATCCATAGTAAATAAGAATCTTCTTAGTTGGCACATGAGACTTTGCTTTTCTGATTATTCTTGAAATATCATAGATATCAGTTCTCTGACCATTATCAAATTCAAATGAGGAAGTAATATTTGGAGAACCAGCAGTTATCTCAGATGTATTTGCTTGCACACCAGAAGTTCCAAAGGTAATAATCTCACCATTCTGGAATTGTTTATTGTTTAAATATGCAAAGGTAATTGATGATGTGGAGTTTTTCTCAAGATATATTGCCTTTGCACTACTTAAATTGCCAATGAAGACTTCTCCAATTGATAAGTCATTTGTATTTCCACTTGGTCCAGTTGCATTGCTGATCGTCAGTGTGGGAGCTAAAGGGTTATTTACATCAACTGATTCATAAATTGCATGAACAGTATAGGCATCTGCTTTATTCAAAGAGATTGTATCATCTTGAACTCTTGTTCCAAATGGAAAGTCGCCATGTGTTAGACCATCATTCAATGTGGTTCCTGCAAAACCAACTGAATCAGTACCTGATATTGGATCAACAGATTTATCAATAACAAGTTTTTGTACAATATTTTTTCTCTTTATCTTTGCAGATACTTTTGTTTGTATAACAGTTCCAATAAGTATTGCTGCTCCACTTCCAGTCAATCCCTGAATTGTTAACTCTGTTCTTGCTGCATTAAATGTAAGTTTATCACTTGTAAGAATCTGAGTTGTTCCATCATCACTTTGAAGAGAATATCTTTCTTCATCAAAGGTAGTCCAAATCTGGTTGTTAGTATCATCAACACTAATAGCACCAGTTTCACCTGCTGTACTAATGGTTACTTCCTTTTTAACTCTGATTGTAATATTAGATCCATTTAAATTTACTGACTTTACATTTTGATTTGGAAGTGCAGTATATAATGACCTCTTTCCAGCATCATTTCCGCTATTTGAGGAATTGGTTAGTTTTGTTGTTACAACTTTAAGATCATTTGCATCAAAAGTAGCAGATGGAACTTGACCATCAACTACTCCAGTGACAGTGGTGACACCTGTTATTTCAAAGTTTGTAGAACCAACAGCAACAACTCTTGCCATTGAAAGGTCAAAAAGTCCTGGTCTTTCATAAGTGATTAAATTTCCAGTTGTGACAACACCAATAAAAGAACCTCCATCAAGACCAGGAACAGTTATAGTTGAAACACCTGCACTGCCAGCACTAATTCTTGCATTATCAAAAGTCAAAATTGGACTTTGAATTACATCAGCAGTAAATGTATTTGCTGCTCCAACAATACCATGAACTGCTTTTACATCAGAAAGAGAATATTGTCTGGTTGAAACAAGAAATCTTCTTTGATCTTCATCACCATTAAGAAATACTGGTTCACCCCTTTGGAATTCTCCTCTTACATTAAAGAGAGTATGCGCAATACCTGTATTTGAAGTATGAATATATCCAATGGCACCACTTTGTCTTCCTTCAATAATGGATGACTTTGTAAGTGAAGCATCTACATTGAGAATGATTTCATTTTTAAATTCAATATCAAAAAGTGAAAGATCCCACTCATTGATATTTGAATTGGAAAGATCATATGCACCTGACTCCAAAGCAAAGTCATAAATTCTTGCTTTACCAATTTCATCACCAGGAGAAGTAAACTTGTTTTCTCCAACTCTCTGACTTCTAAGTGAAAGAGTATTGCTGGTGTTAAACCCAATGGGAGCATTGCCAGTAACATTATTTACTTTTAAAGTTGGAGCAAAATCAAAAGTAACACCAGTATTTCCTATAGATCTACTGGTTCTTGGTTTTGGAATATCAAGAAATTGTGGTGATTTGATTTCAGTTTCAAAACCTCTTACATATGCTCTACCAGGTGAAACTTGATAGATCATTTGATCATCAGATGGAACATTTCCACCTTGTGTTAATTGATCTTCTCTGTAAACACCTCTATTTCCCTCAAGATTATTCAGACTTTCTTTAACCTTTGTCTGTAACTCTTTGATATAGTAATGACCTGACTCATCAAATGTTCTCTTTGCTAATTCATTACCAAGTTCATTGTATTGTGGACTATTGTTTATTGCATTTTTAAGAGAACCATTCTGAACTTCAGCAACTTGTACAAAACCTTGAGAGTCAAAGTTATTAGTTGCTTTCTTTGCCAATCTAGCAATAATTTGAAGTCTGTCAGCACCAGGTGCTGTGTAATTGTTAAATCCACTTGCATTATCATAAAGATCACCATCATCATCTGCAGTAATGATTTTTTCTTCAATCTGAAAACCAATTCTATAACTAGACGCAGTGGTATATTGATCCAGAATAAGAATCTGATCATCAACAGTTACAAAATTACCTCTGAGATAAAAAATACCTGCACTTTGAGTAAATGCAGTGCCAGTTCTTGCTGCTCCTGAAATAATTGTGTTGGCAAATCCTTCACCAGCAGAAATAAAGGAATTTCCAAATTCTAATGGTGCCTCTGTTACAAGGATTTCATCATCAAAGAAAAACTCAGTAGAATTTCCATCATCACTTGAATCTTCATAGTTTAGATATAATGTATAGTTTCCAGTATCTGATTGTTGATTAGTAATATAAGTAACTACCTTTGCAGTAATTCCAGATGTTCTTCCAATAATCTTTTTACCTACAAGATTATCAAGATAAAGATTTACTGGAACTCCTAAAAACTCAGATTGAATCTGGATACACTGAAATCTAGGTTTGTATGATGAATTGCCAGGAATAACAACACTTCCTTCTTTGAAAATGTTGTCACCCATTGCTTCAATCTGACCTTGTAGGACAGATTGGATATTATTTAACTCTCTTGCCTGAATAGGATAGGCAGGCTTAAATAAGACTTTATTATAGTTTTTAGTTGCGTCAAAATCATCAAAATAAGGAGCAACGTTGAGATTAGTTTCCTGTGGCATAATTCTTTAGAATTGCAAAATGATTTTGACGTCTTCTTTCTGGGTAGTAGACCTTGTTACAGGAGGTCTATTATCAACATATATGATATTGCCAGAGTATTTTTTGGATTCAGGATTTGCAACACCCATTGTAAATTCCTGTCCAAGATTATATGTCTTATTATTTATTACAGTACTAATACCTGTAAATGAAGTACTGATCTGTAATGTTGCAGATCCCCCAACAATGTTTAAACTACCTCCAGTGTTTGAAAGTGCATTTGCATTGAATGGAATATTAATAAATCCATATTTAGGTGCAGCATTTAAAGTACCATCAGAATTAAATCCTGCATTTGTCCTGTCCTGCCAATATTTTAAAACCCCAGTATTCTGATCATATGAAATCACTCTACCAACTGCTGTAGATCCTAATCCTACAGTCTGTGTAATTTCTCCATCTGGAGTAAAGGTAACTGAACTATAACCAGTTCCTGTCAATCTTAATGCATATGTTGCAGCAGCTTTATCTGAAGAAAGAAGAGTTGTAGAACCAAATTGTTGAGGATTTTCAACAAGACCTACTCTTGCAAACTGATTGCCAGTAATAAAATCTGGATTTTCAGTATCATTCTCATATCTTGAATATGTTAGAACATTATATGCACCAAGTTCATTGTAGATATCATGACCATGACCACCTGGAGGTGGAATGATAACATTAAATACTGGATTAGTTGAACCAGTTACACCCACTTCAGTAAGATCAATTGAACCAAATGTATAACCTGATCCACCATTGGTAACAGTAACTGATTGAACTTTACTGTCAGCATTTACAACAACAGTTGCTTTACCATTTCTTCCATCACCCTTGACCGTTAAACCAGTATATGTGTTAGCATTTCCAAGACCAGCACCTCTGTTTCTAATAGTAATAATTTTTAATTGACCACTAGAAGCAGCATTTGCTTTTACTGTTGAAGTCTCAGTTGTATTCCCCCAGTCATTTGGAACAGGAATATAGTTTGTTGAATCAAACTTAATAGCATCACTAGGTTTGATTGTATAAAGATATTTCCAAATATATCCATCACCACTTGAACCTGCTGCCTTTGGTTCTAAATCAGTAAAAGTTGGTTCATCCAGTGAAGGACTTCCTTTAAAATTGTTCTCTGGACTTGCATTATTATAGAGACAAATGTAGACTCTATAATCACTATTCATTACATAATAATTTGATGTATAGATGTTAAATGATCCAGATGGTTGTGAAGGATTTGACCTTGTGATGTCATTTCTCCACATATCATAGATGTTTCCAGATGACCAAGTATTTTTTGAAACAACTTGAGTTACATCTCCACTAGTTACCTTTTTCAAGGCAATCATTGTGTCCCAATAATCATTTGACTGATCAAGACTATCTTTTGGAGATGGTGGTGTGCTTTCCCAAGTAGAAGAATAATCAGTGGCGTTTGGCAAACCAATAAACGTATAATAAGAATTGCTGCTGGATTGCACTCCAGCAACAAAGTTTTTTGCATTTAATATACGAAGTTGATCAGTTATTATCGCAGCCATTTTATTAGGACTTTTTTGTTTATTTATAGGGGATTATGTGTAGTCCTTGAATTTCAAAGAAGCACTTCTCTGAACAAGACCAGCAGTTGAAATACCAATAACCCCAGTGCCATTATATGCATCAAAAGTCTTGGTATTAGTTCTCTCTTCAAAAACAATCTTACCCCAACTGTAATTACCCATGAATGGTCTTACAGTGTGGGCAATACCTGGACCAAATGTATCAACGTTACATCTGATTCTCATAACTGCTGTTGTTATACCAGCACTGCTTTCATTATAAACTTTTACCATTTCAGTTGAAGCTGAACCAACTTTGTAAACACAATCAAGGAAAGTATTACCAACACCAACCTCAGATGCAAACGTGCTTCCAATTGATAAGAATGTATCTTTAATAACAATGAGGTCACCAGATTGGACATTACTGAGTGTGACAGCAGTTCCAACAACACTTGCATCTCTCATGAATGAATCAGTTGGAATATATGTGTCAAAGAACAATTGTTTTTGTGCTCCAACTGTTGTGCTTCCAACACCAACAATCACTCCATAATCACCTGTGTAAGAATTGACATTGATAACCTCTTTTGTGATTTTAGGTGGTTGAATGTACACCAAAGGTTGTGTAGTGTAATTAGTTCCTCCACTAGTGATGGTAACACTTGTAACCACTCCTGCTGTTACAGAGGCAGTAGCAGTTGCCTGAGTGCCTAATGTACCAATGCCTGCAATGGTTACTGTAGGAGTGAAATCATATCCTGAACCACCATCTGTAACAGTCACAGATGATATAGTCCCACCTGTTGAAACAGTGGCAGTTGCAGTAGCATCACTTGCCGAATCTTGAGAGATGATAGTTATAGAATTTTGGAATATTCTCTCACTAGATTCATTTGCAATATTAAACAAAGGTCTCACAGTATCAACATATGCTAAAGTAGAACCAATACCAACAGATGATGTTAGATAAGCAGCAGGGAAAATTGCTGGTTCATATTTTAGTCTATCTTTGCCAACAAACTGACCATCAATTCTTCTGTCTATGGTTTGCTTACACCAATTAAGAGGTCTTGTTAAAGTTCTATCATTTGCAAGTCCAGGACCAGGATAGAGATTTGTTTGCACAGCATCAATTGTTGTTATGCCAGTTACAATTCTCTTATCTTGGTCAAAGATAATACTTTGACCACCATCAATATCAGCATTCAATTCTACTGAATCACCAACTTTAATTGTCTGCTCACCATCTCTAAACACAACATCAGAGTCACCTGCACCCTTATAGAAAAGTATTCTAGATGTATCACCCTGTGGGATGCCTGAACCAGGTCCTTTAGGTGCTTCATTAAATGTAATTTGACTTCCACCTTCAAATGTATAAGAAACATTTGGAACTTGTAGAATATCATTAATAAAGACTAAGATAGTTTGATCTACTTGAATATTAGTTTCTCTTGATGCTCTAATTGAAATTGGTTCATTTTGAAGTTTAAGTGGAAAAACTTTTTTATCTCCATCAAATAAATCATCAATTCTATCAAGAACTTGAAATTCACCTGGTGTAAATCCATTAAAATTATCACTATAAACATCCTGAATTGTAATTTGGAACTCACTAAATGAAATAGAAGGATCAGTTGGAATTCCAGTTGCCCCTCCTACAGGAACTGTCAGAACTTCAGTTTTCTCAAATCCATATCCAAAGTCATTTATTTCAAATTCAATCACACTTGATCCTTGACCAACTTTAATATTAATAGTTGCTTCTGTTCCAACCCCAGATGAAGATGAGGTATAAACAAGAGGGATATTGTCATAACTTAATGGTTCATCAATTACAACAACAGGTGGATTAGAACTAGTAAATCCAACTCCACCATTGGTAATATTAAACCCAGTCACGTTACCATTACTAATTGTTGCAGTGCCAACATGAGTCAAGACAGGTAACACACCACTGTATGTCTGCACACCCACATTGTATGCTGTCACAACACCTGTTCTGTATCCTGAACCACTATTACCAATACTAATTGATTGTACAGTGCCTCCAGCAGATATGACAGCAGTTCCACCTGCACTCACCAGTGGTTGATATCCAGCACCTTCAAATGAACCAACAGATACAATCATTCCTCCAATTGGAAGACCACTAATATTCTGGTCATATCCAGTTGGTGTTCCAAGACCTGCTGTAAATCTAGTGGTGGTTACACCTGAACTTTCAAAGTTTTGATATTCACCAATCTCATCTCCCTGAACACCTTGTGGTGATTGGAAAATATTATTCACAAGCATAATTGTATTTGATGTAATTCCACTTACATCTGCACCATCAGATTTGAGAATAAAGTTGCTTGTGACACCTGTAAATCCTTGTGATATGTCATCAAGTACAAAGTTAGTATTATAAGTTTCAGATGTAGATCCTTCTATACCTCTCTTTGTAAAGACTCTTGCATGGAAAGTAGATCTTGTGGAGATACCTGTATAATCTCTTTCATCTGGTGGATTTGTTGATGTGCTTAAAGGAATGTTACCATAAGGAGCATTAACAAAATTAATTGTATTGCCAGTGATTGTGTAGTTACCAACAAATTTTTCAATTGTTGAACCACCAGTATGTGGTCCAATTACTGATCCAAGAATTGGTCTTTGAACAAAGATTGTTGTTCCAGTTCCAGTCACAGAAGTAACTCTCATAAATTCATCATCAATCTTGACAATATCATTTGATGATATGGTTACAATACCACTTGTTGCAAAATTAGTTTCAAAAATAATATCATTTGATAATGTTGCAGCAATGCCTGTTTTGGCAATTGGTGCTTGTATCATATTATCAATTGACACTATTGCTTTAGTGTTTTGTTTTGTAGCAGTAATGAAGTGCGAATTGCCAACACCTACATTAGCAAATTCAACTAAAGTTGGATTAATTGCTTGAGCATCAGTTGCATTTGTGGCAAATCCAATCTGAGCATCATTAATTTTGACAACAAACAGATCTGTTGGAAGTAGAGTAGTTGATCCAACGCTTCCACCAAAATCAGTTGTTACAATTCCAATTCTCTGATCAACACCAGTGATTGTATATTTAACTGCCTCACCACTTTGATAGAAATGATTTGGAAGTGAAATCTGACTTGTTGTTGTATTAACACCAGTTGTTGATGCTCCATCAAACTGTCTTACAAAAATTGGATCACCATTATGATTAAGTCCAAATGATGTTCTGACACTTGACTTTGTACCAAAATAGTTTCCAGTCTGTGCTCTAAGATAACCATCATTAAGGTCAATCTTATTAAATGTTTCAGTTGGAGAAAGTTCTCTTAAATCAACAAAGAATGATTTTACCTTTACAGCAATACCAGGATTTGGAGTATATGTAACCCTAACAAAATTTCCAGATGTGGAAATTCCAATGGTTCCAAGTGATGAATCAGTCTCAACAACACCATAAGGAGTTATTCCTTGTGTTGGGATTGTGAGAGAGTTAATAACACCAATTTCAAACATTTCATAATCACCATTTGCACTATCTTCAACTGTGATTACTTGATAAGATGCACTATACTTCTCAGATATAGTTGCTGTATCATATTGAGATACAACATGTGCAGTTGGAGATCCAGAGGAAGGAATGGATGTATATGCACTACCAATTCTGGCAGTGTTCATAGTTGTAATACCTGGGAAGCTGGCAGAACCTGCTGTTGTAGTTACAATTTGACTATATGATGTTGCTGCTATGCCTGTATTTGGGTGGAATTTAAGAAGAAGATCAGAACCACTTATAGCAGCACTATATGTTCCAATACCACCACCATATAAAACATTTGAATTTTCATCAATATTATTATATTCAACAAAACTTACCTCTGAACCATTATGAATAATATTCAGTTCAGCAAAATGATAATCATCACCTGATACTAAGAGGTTCATGACCTTCAGTGATCTGAAACTTGTTCCAACAGAGACAACATTTGTTGTGGTGCCAGTTGAAACATTTACTTCTTGATTTTGGTAATGAATAATATCACCAAATGAAGTTAATCCAGCACCAGTTACTGTTGGTTCAAATGCAAATGAGAATGATGATACAAAGTAGTTGTTTAATGAGAATTTAATTGGATGGAATTCAAAATTCCATTCCTCTTCTGTTACTGAAACATCAAAATGACCAAGATCTGGGAACGTATACATTTTTGCATAACTGGTCATATATGCAAATTCATCATCAACTATTGCTGTTGATACTTGGAATTGTCTTTCATCAGTAAATGTTGTGTCTTGTACATAGAATAGTGATTTTACAAATTTGACTCCAGGAGTAAATCCAGAAATCTCAGAGAATGCCTCTTCTCTTTCATTACTATTAAATTCCCCACTTACGTCATCAACGCTCAATACTCTGTTTCCTTTTGACTCAAAGTAATCAGTAAGAACTACATTTTCAAAGAAAACTGTGTCTGAGACAGTCTTTCCATTAACATCAAACAGATTTTCTCTTGCAAGATCAAAGTCATGCCAACAGTTCAGATCACCCTCTCCAATACAATCAACAATAAATGACATTTCAGTATCATTTACATTTGGCGTTAAAGTTTGATCTTCAGTTTCACTGATTACTTGCAGATCTGAGAATTTTTTGAATCCTGCAGTATGATTTAAAGAACCAACTGCATTATCCCATTTATCAAATGGAATTTCAGATTTAAGTGAATATGAAAATCTTTGATAGTAATCATTGTTTGGAATTCTTTGTAGACTATCATTTAAGAATCCAGTTGATCTTGTCCAACCATAATAAACAGTTGTTCCAGCACCAGTTCTGATGTCTGCATCAAAGTCCCATTTCTTTACAACAATACCTCTTGTCCTTGATGATTCTCCAATAATAATTTCTTCAAGTGGAAGATCATTTGAAGTTTTAATCTTAACAATATCAGTGTCCTCATTATAATCATCAACAACTCCATTCAATCCTGGACCCCAGTTTACAATTTCATCATTAGAGAATTTATTCTTACCAAGAATGGGTTCAAATACAGGAAGATGTTCCTGTGGAATGACTCTTGCTCCACCAAAAGAAACAACATTTCCAGGAACTTCATTTACACCAAGATCATCTTTCAAGGAATATTCAACATAAGCACCAGCGCCACCTGCATTTGTTTTTACACCAACAACCCCAAAGAGTTTATGCTTGTACTGTTCTGAATTGTATCCTTTTCCTGTAGTTCCAATACCAATGCTTATATTCTCAACATAAACCTTTCCTCCAATAAAGAAAGGATATTCATCATTACTGCTAAACTGATTTGTAAGACCCAATCTTACAGTTGTTCCAGAAAGAGTTACACCATTAATTAAAAATCCATTAGAATTATTAGTTGCAATGATTCTTGGTGAAGTTGGATAGAAACCTCTAGAGTTTACAACAATATTGACTTCAGGATCACCTAATTCATAATTAATTTCACAATCAACAATCTCATTTGTTACACCATCTCTTACAATAAGGGATGGTGCTACCAGATAATCTGATCCAGATGTTGTAATACCAATTCTTTCAAAAGATGCAAGTGGGTTTACCTCAACTACCTCAGGTAAATTTGCTGTTGGTTTAAGAGTTTGATCAGTAGGATAATTCCAACCAATATTGTTAGATTGGAATTTTTGATTTCTTATCTGACCAATTGTTTTTGACTCAGCAAAAAGAATAGCACCAGTACCAATACCACTTTTGATTGAGGAAATACCTGGAATTGATTTGTATCCATAATTATTATCAACCAAATCAACAAATTTTATTGAACCAAATGCGTTTGTTGATGATGTTTCATATTCTGCCTCTGCAGTTGTCTTGTCAAAAGCAGTGGTTAATGTAATATTGCTTAGATCAAAATTATAAGTTGTTGTTCCAATTCCAATTACTGTATGAGATCCATCAAGGACAGAAATAGATTTAAATATAGTATTGTTTGAGATAACATCTTCATCAGTAACTAACTTTTTCTCATCTACTACAAAATTGTCATTTACATTATCAAACTTATAATACAAAGCAAATGGCATATTTTTAACATTAAGTGCCAATTCTCCATCAGTTCCAACAACACCAGATGTCTTCACATCAAAATCAGAACTTTGTGATGTTAAGAATTGATTGATGAAAAGTGAATCACTAAATATCTTCATTTCAAATGCAGGATATTTAATTGAATTTGAAGTGAATGATAAAGAAGAATCAGACAAGTCAAATTTTACATTTGATGATGCTTGAATTGCAGGATTAATTTTTGCAATAGTTCCAATACCTGCAGTGGAAATGTCTACAAAATTTGGAGAGATTTTTTCAAGCTCAAATTTTTCTTCAACAAGTTTAATTTTTGTTGGAGTGTCCATATAAACATAATACATTTTCTCATTCACTAATCCACCTGAGGGTGTTCCTGAGGTATGAATGATTTTATCACCAGTCTTAAAGATGCTGGTAGTGACACCAATAGTATTCAGAGTTGTATCAACATCAGATGCAGTAAATGTTTGTGGGTCAAAGACAATTCTTCTATTAAAATCATTGTACTTAACTACAATTGTTTGTTGATTTGTTGGGTTTAACTTAAATATTACTTCATCATCAACAAAAAGACCATGTGAACTTGCTGTAGATACAGTAACTTTTGTTCTTTCTGCTTTTGCAGTAATAACATCATCAAAATCTGATTTAAGACTATGATAATCTCCTGTACCAATACCAGTGAAGTAATAAAGTCCAACAGTATCATCAACAAGTCCTAGATAACCAGAAGTTGTCATTCCAACTTTGTTAGAAGACAATCCAATAAAGTCTCTATTGAATGGTGCGACATAAAGTGTTGAAATTGTATCAAGTGTTGTTTTTGCAATACCTGCCTTACCATTCCAAACTTCAATTGAAGAACCTGTATTTGTTCTATAATTTACAACATCATTTACTTTAAATATATGATTTGGAGCAAATAGTTGTTGCTCAGGAACAAAAATATTTGTTATACCAGCACCAGGATTTGAAAATACAATTGTCTTTCCAGCACCAACAGTTGTTTCACTACCAATACCTAATGATTCATTTGGATCAAAATAAAATTCAGTATTAGTCTTTAAAATCTTAGTTGTTTTAAGTGCTCCAACATTAATAGAGAATGATCTTGAATCTTGGAAAAGTTTTACGCTACCTGTGTGAGCAGCACCAATTGTGCCATTCTGTGCTCTCAAGACTCTTACTCTATTATTAAGTGGATCACTATTTAAAACTTTTACCTTCTCAGATTCAATGTTAATAATATCATTTGGTCTCATGAATGGATACTGGAAAGCACCACCAACACTAAAATAGGTTACAATTCCAGTTACTGCTGATGTTTGAACATCATTAAGGAGAACATATGAACCAGTGTTTATTCCAACATTGTAATACTTATCAAGACCATCAAAATAATCTGAAAGTCCAGAAATTTTCATTCTGGTGTTATTTGCAATATTGTGAGGTGTTGTCATAAATCCAACAAACTTGTTGGCAGCACCTACATTCAAGAATTCAATATCTGTAAAAGTGGTAGTTTCAATATCAATATTGTTTACTGTCTTTCCGCCAATCTTAGCAATCTTTCCTCTAGCAGTTTTGCCATTAGTATCACCTTTGAATACAACTCTCTCATTTACTTTATAATTTGATCCACCAGTAAAGATGCCAATAGAATCTACACTTCCTTTAGAAACACCAGTGATTTCTATTACTTGTTCTTTAATATCATTGGAGTTGAAGATGTAATCATATCCACCAAATTTGGAATTAATCTTATATGGTGTAGTAATTCTTCTCCAATTATTATCAACTAAATCATAGTCTACATGATTTGATGTTTTCTTAAAGTTAAAGTCATTCTGTTTATGTTGGAATGTATTTCCAATCAAATAAGGAAACTGTGGTTTTCTAAAGTTTTTAAATGGTCCAACACTTTCTGGTGTTTGTTGGAAAGTTGAAAAATAAACAAAAGTTCCATTTGGATATTCTGGTGTGACACAGAATCTACCATTTGATTCATTTAAATCACCTAAACCAGTAAAATTGTAATCCTCAACAAAAAAACCAAGAGGATACTTGTTTAGAGGTGGTCTACTTGCTTTTACTTCTGCTTGATAACCAGAGACCATTCTTCTAACACTACCACCGTCTGGTTTGTCATATCCAAATGGACCATAGATTGGACAACCATCATATGACCATCCAATAATTGGAGAGTGATACTTAGAGTCAGATTCTAATCCACTCTTAATTGTAAGATCAGGATGTTGATATTGTTTTTCTTTGTTTGACTTGTTTCCATATACTACAGATCTAATATTTCTAGGAGCATACAAGTGAACAAGTTGTGTTGTGTTATCAATTGATCCTGATGTAATAATACAATCATCATCAGTAAGTTTATTATACTTTTGTTCAAATTTATTAATTGTCCACTGATTAATATTTGCAGAAATACGTCCATCATTACCTGATGGCAAAATAGTAATTAATGAATCGCTCTTATATTCAATTCCACCAAATACAACAACAACAGATTTAATTACACCATTTTCAAGGATTGGTGTAAGTTTACAATACTTTCCACCAGATACACTTAAATGTGGTGGTGAATTATAACCACTTCCACCCTTGTTTACAATTACCTCAGTAATGGATCCATTTACAACAATTGGTGTAAGTTGTGCATCAGCACCACTATTAAGAGTTACATTAGGTTTTCTATCAAAGTTTAAAATTTCAGAAGAACCATAACCAACACCTTCACTTGATACATTTGCGCTTGTAATGCTTCCTCTGAAGATTGGTTGAACTGTGCAATTTATTTCTTGACCAAAAGATGTATTTACACCTATCAAACCACTAACTGTAACAATGATTGGTTTATAGTTAAAATATCCTGTTCCTGTTGATGTAATGTTAACAGGGATATTATTGTCAATGTAATATCTTCTATCTAACGAACCAGTACCCAAGGCATAAAGATAGAAATTATCATCATCAATCTTTCTTACAAAGTAATCAGTCTCTGATGAAATTCCACTTATTGAAGATGAATTTGGTGTATATCTAATAATCTCATCAGTGCTATATCCATGATCTTTAATAGTAAACTTGTTTAATGATGTGTTTATCCCTGCAACAGAAATTGTCCTCTCTTGATTTTTATAACCAGCGCCAGAATTTGAAATTACAATACTACTTGCAACTTTCTTTCTTTCAACTGCAGAGAATGATTGCAAACCATTTCCAAGATTTGTTAAACTTACAGTGTTAATTCCTAAGTTTGCTTCATCAAAAGATGAGAACAATTTAATTCTTGTTCCATCAATAACTTTTGCAAAATAAGTTTGGTTAGTTCCTAATCCAACAACTGGATTTTTAGTAACATCATATGTGACTTGTTCAATGTCTCTCAAGTTGTGGAAAGTAGTAAATCCAATAATATCATCTGTTAAATCAACACCACCATCTAAATTATTAAATACAATACCTGCTTGAAAAGGAATTTTATGATTAACTTCAACAAGATTTATTTCTGCTTCTGCAGGAACAGTAGGACTTCCTCCATCAATATTAACAACAGGATTCTCTAAGAAGTCAAATCCCTTATTGATAATTCTGAGTTCTGATAAAGATCCAGATACTGTTACTGTTCCTGTAGCACCAGATCCTGAATTGTCTGCAACACTGATAATTGGTGGGTTAATTACATCATAGTCTTTGCCAGTACTTGCAACTTCAAATGATTTAATTCCACCATAAAAAATAACATCAGATGATTTGTAATTATCAATTTCTACACCATTAATTAATACACCTGTTTTCCCAGGTTTGGTTGTAAATACACCTGCTTCTTGAATTGGTTCACCAATTTCTCTGTAAATTTTTTGAGAAGAAAGTGGTTTTTCATAAAAAGGATAATATGTAAATTTATTACCTGTTACAGATCCTTCAGGAACAATAAACTTGTTATTTGCTAAGTCTGCTTTACTTTTTGCTAACTTTATATTAAAAGCATCTTCTCTCTTAACAAAATAAACACCTTCATCTACATTTGTAAATTTACTTATATCTGTATCAGTATATGTTATGCCATCACTAACTGTTGTGACTACAATTGTATTTGCATTGTAATATACAGCATCACCACTATAAAGACCGTGATCTGCACTTGAAGATATAGTTAATTTATCAAAAGTTGCACTTCCAGTGAATGTAAAAACTTTGTCATCACATCTAATTTCATCTTCATAGTTTGGAATACTATTTGATGCAATTAAATATTTTGAACCATTCTTAAAGTATGCATTAAGAACATTTGCGTTGAATTCACCAATTGATAATTCTGATGAATCACCTTTTAATAATTGATTCTCAAATGTAAATGTATTAGACAAAGTGGAAGATGGGATTGTAGATCCCATCTTTACATACAAAATTTTCTTAGAATCAACAGATGTTATCTCACCAAACTTTGTTACATTTAAAGTTTTATCAGTTATCTCAATGTTATAACCAACATAAAAATCATGATCATCAAAAAATTCAACTTGATAAACATTGCTGCTTGGATTTGTAAGAGTTAGTTTTTTTATGTCTAACCTTGATTTTACATTATAAAACCATTCAGATCTAAAAGTATTATCCTCAACACCAATAGTCTTTAGACTAATTCTATCACCAACACTAAATCCAAAATTTGGTTCATTGTATTCAATATGTTTAAGAGTAGAAAGAATTCTTACTCTAATTTGATTTGCTGTTCCTATACCAGTATTTGAATATGAATAATCATTTTCTCTTACATCAATACCTTTGGAGAAAGTAGCAGTTGTAGGAGTAAGACCAACAAATTGTGTAAGATTTTTATCTGTATAGTTAATTAAATTTAAATCACCATTAGTATCAGTAATCGCAAGAGAACCTGACTTTGGAAAATCTATAGTTGAATCAACATCAATAACTGTTGCACCAACAGATACATCATTAAGAAGTTTTGTTTTTGAGTTAGGTTCAAACTTACCATAGATTGTTCCATCAACATCAATATCTCTTTGATATCCAGTATCAATTGAAATTTGATAAAAATCACCATCTACATTTAGTTTTTCAACTTTTGTTACAGTTCCTCTTGCATTTGTTAAATTTTGATATATTGTTCTGTTCTTTAAATCAAGTGGATCTCCATAATACTTCTCCACAACATAATCTTGACTAACAACGTAGTTAGCATCAGATGATCTGATAAGTAAATCATTTGGTTTAATTATATCAACATCAACACCATAGATTGCTTTAAATAGAATCTTAAATGATTCATCAGTTCCTTTTGACTTGTAAAAACTATCAGCACCAACTAAAAAAGTTTTTTGATCTAAATCATCTGCAAGACTTCTATTCTCAAACCCAGGAATAATTTGAGTCTTTAATTTTGTAAAAAATTCTTGTAAGAAAAGAATGCTTAAATTCTTAACTTTGGCATTTGCTTTATGTGATGCTGCTACTGATGTTGTAAATGTTTGCCTATCTGGTATAAGAGTATTAACATACTGTGTAACCCCACTGAAACCCCTTATACACCCCTCTAAGGAGGTTGCAGTCTTAGTGCTATACTTTATTATTTCATCATCAATTTGAATCAGACCATTTTTTTCAGGAAATCCATATGTAAAATTAGTGTCTGCAGCCAGAGAAATTGATGTTACATTAACATTAATATCACTTGATAATAATGCTTCTGTCTTTAAGTTGCAAAGTTCATCTACTTTGACATACTTATCAAGATTTTCAACCAGGTCAAGAACACCACCTTGTGTTTCTTGAGAAACGTAATATTCTTCTAAGAAATTTACAAGTAAAGGAAAATCATCCTGTACATAGGAAGGGATCTGGGATGTTAATACATCCTGAATTTGTACTCTATCTACCGCCATTTCTTAGTAAGAATATGTATTTGTTGTTGAGGTTGTGGAACCATCCATTCCAGTTGTTACAGTAACTCTTTGAGTTGGTTGTGTAACTGTTTGTTGCTGTGCTGCAAGTTCTGCTGTTGTTGTTCTGACTGTGGGAGAAGTTGCTAAGATCTCCTTACCTCTTACAAGTTTTCCATTTGAATAGGAAGAAGTAACAATATAGTTGCTTCCTGAAACATCATCACCAGATGCAATTTCATCAGTTACAGCATTAATGAAAACATTAGAAGTATCAAGTTGAAGATAAAGATCTTGCTTTCCAATTACATCATTTGAGTAAGGAGTAGCAGAGATTTCAATGAGTGACTCACCTCTATTTACTACGGTAGAAATGATATTAATTGGTGACAACATGATTTCACCTTTGACATAATCAATTGTTCCAACATCTTGTTTTACAATTACATACTCTGTATCAGAGTTCAGTTTGAACATAAAGACTCTACCAGTCTTCAAGTCTTGATTTGGACTATCACCAAGATATAATGTATCAGAAATACCTGATACTTTAAAACCAGATGATTTAATATTAAAACCAATCTCACCACCATGTGTTCCATGACCATGGTTCTTAATATGGAATCTGTTACCAAAACAAATTTCATACTCTGCAAATGCATTTAATACTACTTGCAGGTCTCTGCGCATATTGACTGTTGTAATGTTTGAAGTAATAGAAGTATGACTATTGTCTAAAACATTCTGATACTTACTATACTTGAATCTTCCTCCAAACTGATTCAATTCTGATGAATCTGCATATTCATTAATGTTATTTCTACAAGTGCCAGTTATAGTTGTTGAACTTGGTGCTTTATTCTCATTATAATAAACATAAGAATTAGTTTCAACAAACAAATATTTTAAGTCAACAATCTCTGGTACAATACCAGCAACTGAATACTTCTTAAGTTGACGTTGAATATCAGTCTTTACAGTGCTTGATAGATACACACCATTGATGGGTTTCACAGCAACCAATACTCTCCCATACTTAGGAGGTGTCAATTCCTCACCACCAAAAGCAGAAACTGATTCTGCTTCAGGATAAATTTTTGGAATCATTGCTTCATAATCAACTGTAGTAACAGCACGATTTTGAGAAGCATAGATCTGTGGTGCAAACTTCTTAATTGAATCTACACTTTCAATCTGTGCCCCACCATAACTTTGTTGATCAACAACCATAGTTGTAATATTGGTTGTTAATGATCCACCATTATTATCAACTAACTGACCAGCATAGGAAATTCTTGATAGATTGTTTCCATTCTCACCATTTGATACAATATATCCAACCTGTATTACATTTGGTTCTTGCACTGGCAATCCAAATATACCATCACCAAATAATATTTCATATCTTTCATTCTCTACTTCCTGCAAGTAATATACAGGTGAATCCTTCTTAACATCAAACAATCCTTTAGATTGTGAAAACTTTCTTACAATACTAGAACTTACTGAGTCTTTAACATTAACTCTAATTAGATTAGTATCAATACCACTATTTGTAAGGATATATTTTTGATTTGGTGTTCTAGAATTTACAGTGAACTCTTGTTGAATATAAACACCTTCATACACTGTGATGGTATCAAAGATTGCAAGACCATCTTCATCAACACCTACTGTTATATCTTCTGGTATTGAGAAAGTAAAGTTATTGCCACCAAAGGTTGCAGAAGTTGTAGCAACAATACCTTTCTTTAAGGTAACTGCAACAGTTGTTGTGCCACTAACATCAACAGCAAATGAAACTAATGCTTTTGCTGCACGTCTTGGTCTTGGTGTATATCCAATGTTTTTTGCTAATGATACTACATTCTCTCTTAATGTAGCACTATCAATGAAGACCTCATTGGTCACCATGTTAGCATTATATGAATTAATATATGTGTTATATGCTAACAGATCAATGATGGTTGATAAGTTTGAACCTTCAAAATCATAATCAGTAAAGTTTGAATTCGCACGAAGGTAATCCCTTAGGGATGTTTTGATCTGATTAAAATCTAGATTGCTGAAATTTACTAAAGGCATTTACCTAGTGAGCTCTAATGCGAAATTTATTTGTTGTCTGGATGCTTCAATACCAATGATTTCATAGTTAATTAAAACATCAAATGCATTATCAGGGATGTTTGCTTTAACAAATACATCCTTCAAGTCTACCCTAGGTTCATACTTAATAATTGTATTTTCAATTTGCTGCTGAATAGATGATGCAGTAATTTGATCTAATGTTTCAAATAATGATTCATATACCTCAGAACCTAAATCAGGTTGAAATGGTTTATCACCTGGTACTGTCAGAATTAAATTACGAATTGATCTGGAGATTGCATTCTCATTTTTTAACGCAATCAGGTCACTGTTCAAAGGATTTGTTTGAAACGTCGCACTTATATCTTTAAATGGTTTACTTACCCTTTGAACAGGCATAATCTAGACACTAGGATATGTCTTTATTTATAGGGGTTATTTAGAATTTTAAAGAGGATCTAAAAGATCATTAATTTCACTCTTTCTATCCTTAGAGGTCTTCCAGAAATATGCTTCCTGATCACCTAATCCATCCCTATCATAACCATTCTCTACTTGATAATATTCAGTAGATACCTTGAAGTCAGGGGTTTTGGGTTTTTCTGGTGTCAAACTGTTATCATAGATACGAGTTCTATTGTTTGGATATAGTGCATACTGACCATTGACCAATTCAATCAGGTTATGAGACTTATGTTCTGCAGGGTTCTCTGAGGTGGAATAATCAACCACATCAGGGTCTTGATGATAATTATCTAATGTACATACATATGTACCCTCCATAGTGCCATGATCCCTTGTATAGACCTCATAAGTCATGGACCCAATGAATTGTTTCTGAACTGCAACTACCCCATAATCCATACAATTCCAGAACTGTAGATTCTGTAAGTTCATATCAGGATCAGGTGTCTTGGGTTCACTTAAAAATGCACTGATAGGTAGTTTATCATACATTGCCCCATATTCAGGTAGATAGGTTTCAAAATAAAATGCACGCCCTGGAATGGACTTAGCACTCACCCATACACCTTTTTCAAATTCACCCCATCCAGATTGATGATCTGTAAGGTATTCTTTCCTCACCCATACCTCTACAGAGGGGAGGTTGGTAATTAGACAAGACATAGAGAACCGAGATTTTCCGCTGATTTAATTATAACATAAAAAAAAGGGCATTGCTGCCCTTCTTGTCTATTAACGTCCTTGACCTCTATAACGCTTCTTCTTGTTATTACTGCTGGTTGCAGCATACTTTGTGTGCTGCCCATGTCCCTGTCTGGTTTTCTTGGGTTGTGATTCAATAAACACTGAACCAAGCAGTGACTTCTTAACTTTTGCCATAATTTACCTTTACTTAAAATTTTGTGGGAGTGCATGAGCACTTACAACTGTAGCAGAAGGCATTGATGCCTCAAAGATTCTCATTGCCTCTGCTTGATGTGTTGCATCTACTTTCTTGTAATGATACTTTCTACCTGTAGCTTTTAATCTATAGGTGACCATGTATGGATATTGTGTGATCATATCAAATCACCCTAGTCTTCTCATGACCAACACGAATACGTGGATCACACCAAATCTCATACCCTGCTTCAATAGCATCTAGACAGAATGAGACATCCTCTCCACACATATCCTGTACTGCACCAGACTCAAAGACTTGCATCTTAGGTGCAAACCATGGATATGGCATCTTCTTATTACCTTCATCATCAAAGTCTTCAAAGACTCCCTTCTTGATCATCACCCATCCAAATCCTGTGTAATCAACAGTAAATGGTTTCTTACGATTCTGAATGCTATCAACCATCTCATGGTTCATGACACCACCATTATTACGGAAGTCATTCTCATCCAACCAGTGTGCTACAGATGTAGTCTTACCATCTTCAGTAGAATACCAACCAGCAGTGATCTCACGTTCTGTACCATCTTCACTCAGTGACAGATCACACAGTTGCCAGAACTTATTAGAGTCAAATACAATGTCACTATCAATCCACAACTGATAGTCATAGTGAAGTTTACCATCCCATGGCACCTGGTTAGGTCCACGCAATACATTAGCACCCAAACACTTACAACGTGCAAAGTTCACCATAGAAGAGTAATCCTGACTGATCTGGATACTCATTCCATTCTGTACCATGTCAAAGCACAGTTGTACAAAGTTCTTCAGGAATGTATATGATACTCCACGTCCAGGCAGACAAAATACAATAGTCTTTCCTTTCATCCTTGCCTTAATGGCATCATAATCCCACTCAGGTCCTTTCTTCTTTGATGGGGGCGATGATGCCTTTACAGTAAATCCTTTTGCCATGATTGATAATTCACTACACTTCAGTTTAGCAGTTTATATAGTCTCTGTCAATATGAAGACTCTTCTTCAGTTGCTAGGGTTTCCACTACCTCAAAGGACAGATCCTCCTCCTCATAATCAGTCTTCATCAGACCAACCATTGCCTTCATCTCATTATATCTTGTCTCAAAATCACTCTTTGTTAGGTTGTTATATACACATCTGTCCTTCAAGTATATGTGGTAAAAATTTTCTGGGGAAATTTTTTTCATGAAATGGTTTCTGTTACGGAATTATATATGGGGGCATAAAAAAAGAGGCATATAAACCTCATGGGAATATACTTTTGTAGGTTGCCCTAGACCGGTCTTTTCGTAGGGGGGGGGTTATTTTAATCCTTAGACCCCACTACGCCCTAGGGCGGACATTACATCACGCCCATAATCACTGTCATATTCACAACACTGTGATTCACAAGATGTCAGAGTTCACTGAGCATCTCATTCAATTCTACAGTGTTGAGACTATCATCATCCCACTTAACATTGTCAGGGGTTGCAGGAGAGAACTCCATCAACATGTGGGACAGTGACTTGTATCCATGCTCTGCCCATTCCTGAGCAAGGTGATACAAACCCTCATCATTTTGCAACCAGAGGGCAACATTCCAGGTCTCATAATTAGTCCAACCATTGTATGTTTGGTCCATCAGATTTGTCTGGAAAGATGTGGTCATGTGTGATTGAGTCATGCTTACACTGTAGATCCACTTTAGAGGTAACTAACAATGTTTTTTGTATGTGCCCCACATAAACAACATTATTGGGGCACATGAGTTAGTATCAATAAAGTGCCACAACTGCATCCAAGAGTAACAGCAACTCAGTGCCATTCTCAGCATAGTCCAGAGCATCAAAGCACTGTGTGATTGACATAATGAAAGTGTGATTTAGTGGGTGTAATACTGGGTCTTACACTGTTCATGAGTCTCCCCATGATATGTTGCCCAGTGTGTTAGTTAGTGATAGTCTTATATGTGTCTTTCACCCTTACAATATAGGTCATTTCAGTGTATCTGTCAAGGGACAATGTGCAGTTCTCAGAGTGTCTGTGAGGGGTTGACATGTGTGAGGTTTGATGATAGACTGCACGCTTAGAACACAAGACCCAGGTACATTTATTCTCACCTTTATTCCATGTGCCCCATATACATCTATGTGCCCCAGATGTGTGCCCCACACTAACATTTTATGTGCCCCACATAGTCATGTTATGTTAGTCAAACTTTCCTCCAATCTTCCTTGCATTTGTTCTAGAAAGATGGTCCCTTTTGCCTCTGCAATCCTCTCATACTCATCCAATAATAGGATGATATGGTGATAACATGATTCAGGGATTCTAGTCTTCACAGTCTTACCTAGATTAGGAAACTTAGAGGAGAAGGGCATTACTATGTGACCCACACATGTGCTCCACATAGTATAACTCATTTGCCCCACATAGTCAACTAGGTGTTAGTTCCACCCAGTAGATTCATCTGGTTCAGTTACATCATCAAGCAACTCTGGATAATACTCTTTCACCTCTTCTTCCATCTCTGCGTAAGAATAATCATCATAAGATTTGGTCATGTAATCATGAAGAATAGCAAGACAATCATCCAAGTTTAGACCATCAATAACCCTGGTAACATATGCTTCAATGAGTGATTCTTTGTTCATAGTCATTTGCATGATGAGTGTTAGATAGTGGTTCCTGCATAGTTTATATTTTTGGCGCTAACCTCTCTCAGTAGGTTATTAAATTCCTCTCCCTTATCATTGAAGTAATCTGTTATTTCAAACTGCATATCTTTCTGATCATAATTATCATATGATCCCATAAGTTGATCAAAGACAATCTCACATAGAGTATCAAGATCCATAGAATCTACTACTCTTTCACAGAAGATTTCTTTGAGTTTCTGTGTTTGTTCTTTAGAAAGATTCATTTCCATTGGTTTGTTTTGATGAGATACTTTTTGATTTCAAATGTGAGAAACTTTTTTAGTTTTGGGTCATCTGTTACATCAAGGGCATCATACAATCTGTTAATATAGTCCTTCTCTCTTGTCACCTTAATTGCACCTTTGGGTTTATCAGATAACCCTAGGTTTGTGTTAGCACCTGCCTTAGTCTTGGGTCTTCCAAAGTTACCAGTGATGTTGCCTGTGGTTCTTAGTTTGGTTTTGATTTTTGAGAGATTGGATGATGTCATTTGATCACATTTGAAGGGGGATTCATGAGTGCCTCTAGGGCAGCATTTCTCTCTTGAATAAGATCAACTGTTTTGGAGTTCATAACAGTGATGAAGATGTTTGCCCCAATGACAGTGACAACTCCCAGAAGAATGATTCTCATACTACTGTCTCACTTTAGAGGTAACTAACACTATTCATCAGCACAATTTGTTTTCATTGTAGAAGGGAAATCTGTTGATGTAAAGT